AAAGCCATGGAATTATACAGTCGGGGACGACTTTAAAAATAGGAGGTTCGTAATGAACGAAGAAACACAAACAGTCGAAGTCGAAACGGTTGAAGCTCAAGGGGTGCCTGCAGAACCTACTATCGAAACCCAACCGCAAGACGAGAAGAAGTACACAGATGCAGAGGTTGATGCTATCATCGACAAAAAGTTTGCTAAGTGGAAATCAGAGCAAGAAGCCAAGGAAAACGAAGCTAAGAAACTTGCCAAGATGAACGCTGACGAGAAACAGAAATATCAGTTGGATCAACGTGAGCAAGAACTGGCTAATCGTGAACAAGCGATTGCTCGCAAGGAATTGACCGCAGAAGCTAAAGCAATGCTAAGCGAACGTGGCTTACCAGTTGAATTAGTGGCCGTGGTTGATTTGTCAAACGCTGAAGCTGTAACTGAATCAGTTGCAAGCATTCAGAAAACGTGGGAGGATGCAGTGCAGAAAGGTGTATCTGACCGAATGAAAGGTAGCGCACCTATCAAGACTGCGCCAACAACTCAGCAAGAAGTTGTAGAAAAATGGAAAAAAGACTTTTTGCACTAAAAAAATAAAAAAATGAGGTAAATATAAATGGCATTTGAATCAATTAACACAGCAGAATCACGCAAGCGCCATCTTGGAATTATTGAAGATGTACTTGCAGTAAATTCATACGCAACACCGCTCTTGACACCAAGTGAAGCAGTAACTCTTGACGGTCGCTCATTCACTGTTGCAACAGGAAACACAACTGGTCTTAAAGACTACAAACGTAACCAAGAAAACGAATTTGATTACGTTGAAACTGAAGAAAAGGTCTACACCCTTGATGAAGAAAAATACTGGGGCCGTTTCGTTGACAAGTTGGACGAACGTGACTCAAACGGTCAAGTAAATATCGAATATGTAATCGCTCGTCAAGCTGCTGAAGTTGTAGCTCCATACCTTGACAAACTTCGTTTTGATGCAGCACTTGGTAATGTAAGCGAAAATATTGTTATGGGTAACACAGCAGGCGCAAACAACGCTTACAATGCAGTTCTTGACGTTTCTGAAAAATTGGATGAGCTTGGAATCACTAAAGAACGTTTGCTCTTTGTTACTCCAAGCTTCTACAAGGCTATCAAATCTGAAATCGTACGCTTGCCACAAGGTGATGCTGATAAAAAAGTCCTTGGTAAAGGATATGTTGGTGAGTTGGATGACTACACAGTCTACAAAGTACCTTCTAAATTCTTGCCAAATGTACACGCCCTTGCAGCAGCACCTGGTGTTGTGACATCTCCAATTCAGATTGACAACACTAAGTACAACGACAACGTGCCTGGTCGATTTGGTGAATTGGTAGAGCAATTGCTTTACACTGGAGCTTATGTTCTTGAACATTTCCAAAAATACATCATCACAATTGCAAATGCTAAACCTGCTGCTAAAGAGTCAGCTCAAGGTAAGACAGTGAATCGTGCGAAAGCATGGAAGTCTGGTTCAGATTACAAAAAAGGTGACACAGTGACTCATGAAGAAAAAGTCTATGTTGCTATCCAAGACATCACTAACTCAACCAACAAACCAGATTCTGACTCAGCTAACTGGAAGGTTAAATAACGAGGTCTGACCTATGAAAGTCAGAGTCAAGCAAGCGTTCAATGATTGGCAAGCTAATGTAGTTCGACAAGAGGGCGAAATCTTTGAGATGACAGAAGAACGCTTTGATGAACTGTCTCACAATCTTGAAGAAGGGTTCTCGGTCGATATTGCAGATGTGGTTGAAATCATTGACGAAGAAGAAACCAAAGCACAAGGAGACGAGACGACTCCTTTAGATTAGGAGGTCTTATGGAACTTGGAAAACTAAAAATATTGACAGGCGAGAGTGACGAAGCAGTCCTCTCGCCTTTGATTTTACGGGCGGAAAATATCATTTTATCAGAAACCAATCGGGACAATCTAACACCCGCACTTGAAAGGCTTATCCCTGAACTTGTAATCGAGCTCTACAACCGCTCAGGAAGCGAAGGAGAGCAGTCTAGAAGCGAAGGTGGTATCTCTGTAACCTACGGAGAAAATGGACTGTCTACGGGCGTTTTACAGCGTATTCGGATGCATCGATTAGCAAGGGTGGCAGGTCATGTTTTTGAAAAAGAGTAGACTGAAGCTATATCCTATGAAGCGGTTCAAGAAGACCGTGACAGATGAGGGAATTGCTAAAGAAGGATACACGGACGAGGTTGAAGGGGTACGCTTGGAATTGTGGCCAGCGAGCAGTGGACTTCAATCTGAAATCTATGGCGAGCGCTTAAATGATATCCTGAATGCGAATGCGAGCAAGGATGCAAATATCAACGTCAAAGATGGTGTTTGTATCGAGAGCGAGACAGAAGTCACGCACAGGGTTATCTCAAAGAAAGTGTATAGCCAACATCAAGTACTGGAGTTAGAACGTGTCAGATTTAATCGGGGCAGATAGCCTCATAGCTAAATGCCGTAAATTGTACGGTGCAAAAGCTGCCGATATTACTAGACAAGCTGTCTTGCATGCTTCTAAGACCATTGTTCAGGCAGATGCTAAACTAAGAGTACCATCGAATGGGGGCGAGCTAAGAAACAGTATCAAGGCTAGGGTTAAAATGGACGGAGACAAAGTCATAGGTGAGGTTTACACAAATCTACATTACGCTCCTTATGTCGAGCTTGGAACTGGACCAAAAGGTCAGGCTAGTCACGCTGGGATTTCTCCAGACGTGAACGTGTCCTATCGTTCTAGTCCATGGTACGTTCATGAAGATCAGATTGACGTAGGGAAGTATCACTTCCAAAAAATGGGCGAGTTCTACAAAATGTATGGTCAACCAGCGCAACCGTACTTGTACCCTGCTTTGAAGGACAATCACGAACGCATATCAAACAACATTTCAAAATACGTTAGTAGAAAGATTAGAGAACAGATAAGATGATTAATATTAAGCCAGTTATTTATAAAGAGTTGCAGAAGGTCGCAGATAATGTGACTGACACTTATCCAAGCGATTGGGAGAACTTCCCAGTCGTTATTTTTTTGGAAGAACAAAACAAGCCAGGCGACTGGTTCGACGACAAAGAACAAAAAACAACAATTCGCTATAAGGTTGATATCTTTGACAATGATAGCACTAGCAACCTAGCAGTGAAAATCAATGAGATTTTTGCCTCATTAGGCTTGCGTAGGATTGAAAGTCAAGATATCCCTGACCCCTCTCATTTGAGGCATAAATTGATGAGATTTGAAGGTATTGTTGACCTTGACTCTGAGCTTGTTTATCAATATAGAATGGAGAATTAATACATGTTAGCAAACGGAATTACGCTTTCTTACGGGACAGCTAAAGGAACTTACACAAAACTTGCAGGACTCAAGGAAGTACCTGAATTCGGTATTGAACCTGAAAAGGTTGAAAATACCACCCTTGAAGATAAGGTTAAAAAATATGAATTCGGTATTGGTGATGCAGGAGAACTTGAGTACAAATTCGCTTATAATAACAACGGGGTAAATGCTCCTTATCGTATTTTGCGTAACGCAGCAGACAACAAGACAAAACTTTTCTTTGAACAAACATACCCAGACAACACCAAAGTTAAATTTGAAGGTCAAGTGTCTGTCAAACTTGGTGGTGGTGGTGTGAACTCTGTCATTGAGTTTACTCTTAAAATCGCATTGCAATCTGAACTTGAATTCACAGACGGAATCGGAGGTTAATTAAATGGCGTTACCTTACTCAATTTGGAAGATTAGCGATGAGAAAGAATTAAAACTACGACTTTCATCTCATCAAGCAACAAAAGTTGAAGAAAAAATCGGTATGAACCTATTGAAAATCTTCATGCCTGAAGCTGGTGAAGAGTTCACTTTACCACCTTTGAAAGTTATGTTGTTGTTAGTTCACGGAGCATTGCAAAAGTTTGAAAATGGATATTCTCTTGATGATGTCTATGATCTATACGATGAATACGTAGACAATGGTGGAGACCAAGCGACCTTCATGACAGAGGTTCTAATGCCACTGTTTGAAGTATCGGGTTTTACTCCACGAGGAAGCAAGGCCAAGAAAACTTCCAAGAAGAAAATGACAGTAGTCGAGTAATCTTAACGGTAACGCAGATTGTTGAGAGGCTTTACCCTA